AATTTATGGGTTGTTTATGTAGGTAATTAAATTAATATCTTTTAATAATTGCCATAGCATCAAGGGCACCTCCCGCTGCGCGGGTCCCTCCTCGCTACTCTGTCAATTCTGGTGGTGCTTCATCAAATACGCCTATCTTTGGGGAATCACAAGTTAAAAAATCATGATATTTTTTGTAACTTACTTCAATAACGCAACTAGACCGGACTACCACGGAATAGCCAGCAAGTATCAAATCACGCAAAGACAAATCAAAAATATGCTGTCCGTTTTGGCTTGCACTAAGGTAATAGTTTTTTGTTATACGACCTAACTCTGTATACTCACCCCAACCAACAATGTGAAGCCCGACCTTATAAAAAGGATGCTTTTTTTCTTCGGCTTCTTTTGCTTTTTTCTGCTCCTCTATTATTTTTTCAGCCTCTTTTTGTTTAGCTAAAAACTCAAGTGGCAATGTATAATTTTGACCTTGTGAAGATGCTAAATTATGTCCTGGTCTAGCTCCAGGGATGGGTTGGATATCACCATTGTTAATAATAGATTGCGTTGCCTGTTTTACTTCAACTTCACTTTCAGACTGTTTTTTAAAACCTAAGTAAAGTAGAAAAATGGCGACTATAAAAAACAAAACCGATCCTTTAATAAACCAATTGTCATACCATTTTTTTATATCGCTCGGTGCTGCCTCTTTTATAGATTGATCACTCTTGGTATGTGACTGGTAAAATTTAAAATATTTCTTTTCATACTCACGCTCGTGAGTAGCAACTACCGTTGAATTACTTTTTGAAGATCCGTCATGTACTTTTAAGATATATTTATCATCTTGACCCATCATAGACTTTTTTATAGCTCTATAATGATTGCTCACAAGGTTTCTTATATCTCTATCAACTTTGCTGAATTCTTGAGTAATGAGCATAATGTCAAAACCATAGTGTCGGTGCAGATCATAAAACTGTTTTAGTTCTTTATCAGTTGAGCCCGTTGGCAGTGCTAAATGACATTCATCTATAAAAAAATAGACTCGGTTGCCCTGTTCGTTTTTCCAATCTTCATACTGTAAATAATGCTCTTTTTTGGAGAATGGCCGTTGACCGCCATAATTGTGAAATTCACCGTCTACGACTTCTATTAAGTCACGGCAGTATTCACCAAACACTGAGCAAAAGTGATCAATATTTAATGGTAAATTTGTGACCACTTTTCGTTTATGCTCTGTAATAGTTGGAATTATATGGCGAACAACGGCTTCGTAACTTTTACCGCCACCTGTTCTTCCTGATATGCCGTGTATCATTTTTTAACTCCCAAGCCTTACAAATGGAATTAACTGCAATAATATTCTGATTGTAATAGCTAAAATTATCATGCCCATAGCTTGAGATAACCCAAGAGCCGAAGCATAATAACTTACTTCTGGTGGTAACGCGTTTATGTGTTGCGCTACATCCAAACCAGCAAAAAAAGAATCTAGTCCATTGATGGCCAATAAAGATAAATCGAGTATATTTTCAAAAATCCACATAAAAATGTCTTTGAAAATTGCCTGTATTGATAAAACCAAATCATAAAAAAACTGCTTGGCTTCATTCCATGTGTTAGCTAACCAATCCAACATGTTAACCTCCAAATATTAAAGCGCGGCATAAAAACGCGGCAGTGATTAAGATAAATATTTTTAAAATAGCTAGTAGCTGCGGGCTAGGTGTTGGCAGTTCTGCACAACCAAAGTCCATTGTCCCACCTAAATTAAAACAAATTTGTGTATCTGGTGGGGAACCGCCAGCATTAAATTTAAACTGCTGTAAGAACTGGATTGTTTCGGTTTGCTCAAATAAAACGCTTTTTTCTTCCCAAATACCAGTGAAGCCATTTTCATAACTTGACTCGTAAAAGCTAGATGATGAATCAGGATTAAAATTATTTACCACATCGGTTTCTGATAATGTATCAAGGATGCCTTTTGTATTTCCTGCGATTACATCAGTGTTTTCAGAAGTTAGTTTTGTATTTTTTTCCACACCAGAAAGTAAGCCATTTGATTTATCTTGACCTTGCTTAATGCCCTGAATACCTGAGTTAATGCCGTCTAATGTTTGATTTGTTTTTCTAATATTTCCGCCTATAGAATCAAGCTCACCAATAACGCTATCTAAACGGGTATTAGTTTGAGTCATATCGGGAGTTTCAGGCGTTGGGGTTGTATTATCATCAGGTCTATTAGGGGTACATTTACCATTTTCACAAGTTTCATCGTTGTCAGGCACACCATTACCGTTTTTGTCGTCGGGTATACCGTCACCGTCTTTATCGTCATAAGTACAAAAATAAACACCATCCATTGAGCCGCAGCCTGCGGGGCATTGGTATTGTTGTTGGCCGCTAACAATTATTGGATTACATCCCTCGTTTGGGTCAACATCACAAATAAGAACTTGGCCTTGTGAGCCATAGTTATAACAATTGTCATCAGCGCCATCCGGTGGAGGTTCTGGGGTTGGTTTGTCCCCGTAGTCATTTTCATCACCATCACAAGTTTTACCAGTGGCAATAAAATTATCGTGCCCTTGTTTGTATTGACATTGTAAACCTGTCGTTGGGTTTGTATAACAAGCAGTTTGACCCTCTTGGCCAACACCTGATTTTGGTGGAAGCATTGAGTTATTACCAAATTCATCACATTTAGCGTTTGGATCAGGTTCAGGCGGTGGGACAAATTCTTTAGCGCACATAAGTGAATCACCTTCACCTACAGAGATTATATGATTAGGGTGTGAATCTGGAGGACATGTTGGGGTTGATGAATTGACGCGAAAAATACCAACTCGGAAAGTTGTTTCATATGATGTTTTACCAGAAAACATAACAGCTTCACCATCAAGCCATACATTATCTATTCTTTTAATGGATGGGTCAGATTCGAGAAGGCCTGTAATATATTCAACGCATGAATCACCATCTGAATCATTAATAATAGAATTAATATCAGTAACTAAACCACAAGTACCTGTAGAAACCTGTTTAGGTGAGACTAAATCACTCATATCAGGTTCAGCAGAAACAAAAAAAGCGCTAATAAGCGCCAGTGTAAAAATTAGATATTTCATTGGCTGTTATCCCCAACCGAAGTTTTTACAAACTATGTAACCAGCAATTGCCCCTATCAATGCACATATTGTGTAGATAAGGGCGACAATTAGGCCGCCCATGTTCAGTTCCTTATGCTTTAGCAACTGCACGCTTTGCAAGGGTGATTCCCTTATAAGCAAGTGCAACGCCAACGATTAAAACACCAGTAGCACCTACGAAAGTAGCAACACCGGCCATATCTACAGCTGCGAAAATATCAGTCATTTTTTTATTCCTTAAAGTTTATTTATAACCATTCGGGCAGCCTTTACTTTAAAAGACAAAAACCCGAGTGTAATGATTAGGGCAAATGCCCAAGTGAAAGCGCTCCCAACTTCGAGAGCTGTTATCTGAATGCTGTTAACATATGAAGCCGCTTCATGTGATGGCACAAGAACATAACCTGTGCATTGTTCTAGTGTTTCAGTTGTTGGGCTTAACGTGCCGTCAGCATTCAAATAAATACATTGCATTAGCTTGCCTTTTTATCTGCAAAATCTGCGTAAGGGATTAATTTCATGCCAAAGCGGTCAAGTTCTAATTGGCCGTATTGGTTAACCTTGTAAGATGATGGTGAAAGTTCGTATTTACCAATTGGGTAAGCATTGTTGTGGTCATCATGTGTGATTTTAAATTCAACAGGAAAAACGCCACCCATGTTTGCATAGGCTTTTTGTTCGTAAACTGTGCGTGGTGGCTTATCGCCTTTAGCTGGGAAAGTTCTTGGCTTAGGAACGTTTGCGCCGTTAGTGCCTAAAATTTCAATAATCATGATTTTGTATCCTCGTTGTATTCTTCAATTGCGGTTTGTTGGCCGTCAATGAATTGGTTGGTTAGTGCATAAGTTTTAGCGTATTGAATTAGGTTAATAACTAAGTAAATAGAAATTGCCGTAACAAAAAATGCTATTGCGTTGGTGTATTGGTTGATGAACAAGAGACAACAACCAGTAGTAGTAAATAAAATAATTAATGGGCTCATGAAACTAACCTCAACAGTTCACGGTTTTCTGGTAGTTGATATTGGTCAGATAAGCGCATAGGTTCTTGCCAGTTTTCAGGGTGCTGTTTTTCAAAATCGACATTAACAAAACGGATAAGTGGAACAACGTTTGAAGCAGTAGCCTGTAAATTTTGTAAGTAGGCTTTTGGTACAACCTCAGTTAGTTCTTTTATATTTCTGTAAAAAGTTTTCTCTGGTGTTGTTGATTTAACTTCGTCCCAGCCCTCATGCTTTACCATTCTGAAAAAGCGAAAAAGTCTATCGGCTTTTGAATAGCTAAAACCTGTTTTGGTTTCAGTTTTAAAATGCTGTTTTAAATTTTCATGTATTTCAGTATCAGAGTAAGTACGCATGGTTGCACCTTCGAACGTTTTAAAAATGTCTTGCCAAGATTGTTTCCATAACTGCTGTATTAAACACCCATCAAATGAATTGCTGTAAGTTTCAAATGCCCAAAGGTTAGTTGGTATACCAAGGCGTTTTAACATTCTTGGCATAACACTAGCTTCAAGGCGTAATGCGTTTTTAGCAAAATTTTGTACCGCTGGGGTTGTCATAGCTTCAAGCTGATTTTTAAAAACTTGGCTTTTGGTTTTGTCGTATTTGGTTTGTGCTTTGTTAATTTGGTCTTGTAACTCAAATTGTTTCAAGTACGCTTTTAAGCGTTTATGGCGTGAGCCTTTACCAAAATATGCAGTTGTATCGAATGCAGATTTAGCGCCCCTTGTTTGACCGTTTGATATGTTGCGTAATGCGTGAATTACGTTTCGACTATCCGATTCGGTTTTTAAATGAGCGCTAAACGTGCAATCTATTTGTGCAAGTTCGGCATTGTTAAATTCTAATATTTCGGCCATATCAGGCATTGCATAGCAAAAAGCTGTGATTAATGAGTCAATGCACAACATCACATCACAAGAACCAAAAACATTATGGCCTTGTAAAAGTTTTGCAGGGCTAGCTTTTAATTCGATGTACGGGTAGTAATTTTGCCCACCTGCCCTAACCTTAAATGCCAGTGTTGACAATGAACTAGGCAATGCTTCAAATGGGTGACGAAGTGCTGAAACCTCTGCAACTGTAATGTTCTCAGAATCCAATCGGTAATCATTAGTTGTAAAAGTCACATCACCCGCTTCCATTCGACAACCTCTTTTTTGACACTCGCGCAAATCGATAAGGCCATTAGTCCCGTCTGGAGACATAGCAACAATCGATTCTACGAATGGTATCTTTATGGTTAAGAGGTCTATCATTACATGTAAA